CCCTGAGACAAATACAGTACAGGAAAACTTTAACTGGCTCAAGCAATGACACTGAAGCACTAGAGACTTAGACAGGAGCTCAACCTGACCTAGCGGTCTATCCGATTGTTGGCACTTGGAACGAAACAGAGCCCAAGCGGTCACGCCCTCACGGCGACTAATTTAAAAACAGTGGTTTACTATGACCTGAATAAAAGCCCAATGTGCTTGGCTTTGCGTTCATTTTTAAATTAATCATGCTTTGTTATCGCACGGCTAAATTTTAATTGCAAGCGTTTTTTTATCTTTTGTTAAAAATAAGGGTGTGCGAATTGACGCACCTTATGTTCGCCTTTTGTTCTTTTAAGGAAAAAAACAGGCGTGAGCGTGTTAGCCCTGCCTGCTTCTTTTAATGATTGCTTTTAATAAATCATAAATAATTAATGATAACATTATAATGAAATACTCTTCTATTAATAAAGGTGTCAGCAGTTGGTATTCTTTAAGTAACCCTGAGCCCATCACAGAGGCATAGATTAACATTATAAAGAATGAGCCGAAGATATACTTGAAGAGTCTAAAGGTGTGCTTTGTGTTCATTACTTATTAATAAATAGTTAGTGAGTTAATAGCTACTATATAGCTGTAACAGCTCTTATCTCTATAATGGGAACTTTAATTGGTTTGATAAAAATAGACCCAAGCACAGGAACGAACGAAAATAAAATAAGTGACCGCCGCCGCCGTGTTTGAGTCTACAAAGGATAGATTATCCTATATATTGCCTTGATTTGCCTTGATTTTACTAGGTTTTTCGCCTGCCAGACTGCAAAAAATTCACCGAATGGGGGAAATTTCTGTGCCGCTATAGCGTATACCTTCTCAGATTTTTTAACTAAAATATTTAGCAGGTATCTCTTTCATTCTATCAGACATTTCTACAGCCCTCTGAGGGGTCTGTTTTGCCCATTTAGAGTCTAACATCTGATAACTAGCTTCCTGATAGTCTGGTTCTTCTTTATTAAGAGCCGCAAGAAACTTCTTGAACTTAGAGACGCCAAATGTACCCATTTGATACACCATTTCTACTACAATACCAAAAGCCATAGGGTGTAGATTAGGGCTTTCACCTACTAATTCGTACGCACCTAGCTTTGCTGTGTTAAAATCCTTGTCAAACAGAGCTTCCCAACCTTCTTTTGTAGTAGGAGCTACTTCTCCGTCTAACATCTTGTGCCCATAGCCCCCTGTTAGGTGACCTTCGGTACAATGATAAGTCTCAAGCCTATAACCTTCGTGCTCTTTTACCTTAGCCTTAGTTATATTCTCATAATATTCATCATATTCTATTTTCATATCCAACTATCCTTATATGGTTTTCTTCCTATATTTGTCTCCATAAATCGCTCTAGCTCATCATTAAGCATATCTTCCTTATGTTGATTATAAGAAAGTATCTGGTCTCTATCCATACGTTCAACCCATGCGTTAGCCGCAATAGCCAAAGCGTCTATTTGGTCATCATGCCTTAGAGCACCCTTATCTCTTGTAATCCTAGTCATTTGTCTAAATAACTGGTGGTCAGGCTCTAGTTGGAAGTCTTCTTTGATAATAGACTCATCAACAACTAGCCTGTGAGTATTCATAATAGGCTCTAAAGTATCAATGATACGTTTTTCTTTTTGTATGTTATGTCTTACTTCTTCTATTTCACATGGGTGTATCTTAGCCATGATAGGTTTTAGCAATGCTGTAGCCATACCATCACCAAAGTTACTCTCAATAGTCACATAATTTACATCATGCCTGTGAGCTATGTGTGATAATTTAGCTAGGGTTTCATCACTATAACCGCCGTCAAGAGCTCCGATAGCAGTTAAGTACAATACACCGTGCAACATTTTAAGAACTGCATAAGCAGTCTTATCTTCACCACGACCACTAGGGTCTATAGACATTATAGTGCCTTCAAAGTTTGTAAACTCCTCTGACATATACAATGGTGCACAGTAATAGTCACCCTTTAGCCCTACATTCGGTAGCTCTGGGTCTAAAGCCTTTATCTGGTCTTGACCTGAAGCCCACTGAATACGAGCAGGTGCTTGTTTCCATGTGGAACAACCTGATACTACAATTAAATCATTAAGTTTTAATGGATACCTGTTTGCGTCAGACATAGATGTGTCTAACATAAACTGTAGATTGAACCCTGAACGTCCGTAAGACGATAGACGTTCCATCAAATCTATCTCATTAAACCTGTCTGGGTCTGTAGGTTTACCTTCTTGGTTGGTAACATTAGATATAATGTCAGCTAATTTATTACCATAACCTATAGCCTGTGTCTTTGTAGGATATAACGCTGTCCATATTTTAGTTTTAAAACCACGTTCTTCGAGCTCATTATACAATGACATCTCAGTCTGTGGTGTACCTAGAAATATAATACGACCTACATCTGGCTTAATAATAGCGTCAAATTCTTTTACAGTTTCACTTAATCTATCTCTCATTAACTGTGTCTGAGAGTTGTTGGCTGACTCTACGTCATCAGCAATAATTAAATCCGCACGAGAACCTGTCAACTGCCCAGTGATACCCATTGATTTAACACTCGGTGCATGTGAGGCAAGTGCAGGTGCAACGTCAAAGCTAACCTTTGAGTGACGTTGATTATCTCTTGGCTGTAAATGCTGAAGTAATGGCATTTCAGCAATAAGTCGTTGTGTAAACGTACTAAAATCGTCTGCTCTACTTTTACTTGCTGATACAACTAAGATATTCCTCTGTGGATTTAATAATAACTGGTGACATACAAAGGCAGAGGTAATCCACGATTTACCTACACCTCTAAACGCCTCAATAACAAGACGTCTTTCTTTAGATTGTAAATAGTCTGCAATATCGTATTGGACTTTAGTTGGCTCTGGTAAGTTTAAATGTTGCCAACATAAGTACAAAAAATTTTTAAAATTCTGTAATCGTTTATCCATCTGTATCAAAAGGCACAGTATCTAAAATGTTGTCTGGTTTCTTTGTGAATTTTTCAGAGCTGTATGCCTTACACACGTCTAAACAAACTTTCATTTCAGACGCAGTTAAATCTTCGCCTGACTTTAATTTTTTATATGCTTGAGTTACAAGTAACTTAGGTAACTCATCAAGTATCTGCTCAATGTTATCTTGGGCGTCCTTGTCCTTTATATCGTTTTGCTCCACCTTGTCGTCTCCTGTTCTTATTCATAGTTGAAGTGATAGGCTTTCGCCCAATAGACGTCCCTTTGTGTGTTTTTTCGTATAGCACTACAGCACCAAATTTAGGTGCTTTTGCCATTATATCGCCAATAGTATTGCTGAGTAGATAACAAAAGCTCCGATTTGCCATTTACTCAAATCGTTCCACCATATAATAACTTTGTTTCTCCAAGTCTTAGGTGTATGTCCAAATATCATCATAGTTTATTCCTCTATTATATTATTTATGTGTAGTTTGCCGTGTACTATTTCTAGCTCCGCCATAACTTCTTTACAACTCCAACGTATTCTGTCAGGGTTTGTGTTTCTCTCGGCTTCACGTTTTAGTTGAAGACAATTTCCTATTGAGTCAGTAATCATAAATTCATACGGCTTGTCTCCACTCTGTTCCGTAAACATAAGCAATGCAATTACTAACGCTGTCTTCATCTATTATTCTCCTTTATGTGTCCCATTGTTTCGTAATTTATCAATTAAAGTTTCTGCTTTCTGTAATCTATCTTCTAAAAACTCTACTTTTAATTTTAATGCGTTTATTGCAGGCATGTCTTTTTCAACATTTTCTTTTAATTTCTCTTGATTTTTAGAAACAAATTCTACAAGCATGAAAAGCTCTTGTATTTGTGGTGATACCATGTTTCCTTTTGGTACACCTACAATAAATTCATTTGCCGCTTCCAAATCTGAAAGCATTAGTTTTTGCTCAGTTTCAATTACATTTAATCTTTCAACTACTGTAAATGCAAACCACGCACCTACTAAACATGCCGCTACTATGCTAATTAAATTTTTCATTGGCATAGAAACAGGTGTATTTTCTGATATTTTCATTACTTACGTTTCATTAAATCAACACCCTTGAGTCCATAAATCGAGCCCACGACACCTATAAAAAGTCCTTGATACCAAAATGGCATGTTACCGAAGTATTCAAAGAACACGTCTAACTTAGCACGAATGTTAGGGTCGTCAGAGATAACAGAATAACCCAATAGCAAAATAGGAATGGATATAAGAACCAAGACGAACTCGTCTTTCCAACCATTATCGTTACTTGCGATAACAGCTTTCTTATATTCAACCTCACCTTTTACCATTCTTTCTACATGATTTCTCTCTGCTAGAGCCTCAAGTTGTTTTGTTTCTTTTTTTGTTTGATATATGTCAGCCGCAGTTTTTACGCCAAAGCTGAGTAATTTAAAAATCGGTAATCCCATTATGTGTTCTCCGTTTCAATTCGTTTACATTCAAATTTAATAACTATTTTGTTTTTCTCAAAATCAGGTTTATCCCATTCTGGTAATGCTTTTAAGTTTCTATAGCTTTTTTGTGCAATAGCATAACCACTATCAACACAGTCATAGTATGTTGAGAATTGATAACCTGCCACTGTGCTAGAAGGACATTCACCTGAAGCCATACTGCACATGTAAAGTACCAGTAAATATTTAACCATATACTATCCTAAGATATAATCTTTCAATGTCAGAACCATCTGACTAAAAATCATAATACCTACTGTCCAAACTACTCTGTTTAGTTTTGTTATGTCCTTTTGTAGATGACATAGATGATTATTTTTGATTACATCTAGCGATTGATGAATAAGGCGTATGTCACCTTTTATTCTTTCAATTTCTAAGTTTAATTCGTTTACGTCTTTCATGTTAATTCTTTTCGTGTGCTGAAAGTCTTACACCTGCTGTTGCTTCAGCATATTGCGTTGGTGTAATTTTTTTTCTAGGCATTATACATATCTGCCTTTAGTTGCATCAAAGATAGCTTCAAATTTTGTTTGAGCATCAGACACACCTTCAGAAGTAGTTATAAAACTATCACCACCACCACCAAAGAACACTTGTGAACCTAATCTTGTGCCTTGTGGTATAGTTTCATTTGTATTATCTGGTCTTGCACCAATAACCATATTGTAAGAACTATTTTGTCCTGATGTAGATGATGATGTACTATCACTAGCATGAAGTGTTAAATTAGTATCTGTCGCAAATGCTTGTGCGGCAAATCTTCCACCACTTACTCTGTGCCAGAAACATAAAAATATCCACTTGTCTGTGTATGTAGCCGAAGGTAATCCAAAGTTACATAAATTAGATGTATTACCAGAGTGAACTCTAAATCCATTACTTTGACCAAATCTAAATCCAACTTGGTTATTTGGCGACCAATCTCCATCATTAATAATCCAACCAATATTACTATTTGAAGTATCATCAACTTCCCAAGGAAATCTCCACCAACCACAGTAAGCCCAAGCATCTGAAGTATTATCAACTAATCCACTCATACCATTACCAAAGTGCATGTATCTCCCACCACTACCCGAAGTAGCTTCCCAATAAGCACCTGCACCACTACCACCAAAAGTTAAATTATTTAAAGTAGTTGTTGCAGTAGCAAGAGTATTTCCTCTTAAATTGGTTACAGAAGTTCCAGAGCCAGAGTAAGAATTTGTATCATATGGGTCTACAAGAATAGCTAAATTTCTTCCAGTTCCAGTTAAACTATTTGCATTTAAAATATCATACATAGTTGGAATAACATTTGCTGTAATAATATTAAAACTTCTATCTGCTGTTTTTGAATTTGCTGTTGCTCTTAAAGTAAAAGTATTTGTTGTATCTGCTGTTACATCTGAAGCTGTGCCAGTAATTGCACCTGTTGATGAATTTAAAGAAAATCCTGCACCAGATAAAACTGAAGTAGTTTCAGAATAAGTAACTGTATCTCCATCTGGGTCTGTTGCTGATACTGTAAAATTTGCTGAAGTACCTTCATCAACAGTTCCAAGATTACCACTAGCAGTTTGCCAACTTGGTGCTGTATCTACATTGATTTGACTAGCAAGTGTGTTTGATAAACCAGAAACATTTGTTACTTTTATACCATAAGGCTCTTGTGCATTTAAGAATGATGATTTAGGTGCAACTGCTGTAATTTGAGTTTCACTATCCACTGTTACAGTTGAAGCATTAAAATCTGTTCCACTATTTCCAACATAAGTTACAGTAGCACCAGAAGCAAAACCAGAGCCAGTAATAACTATTGTTTGATTTCCACCTGCTTGACTATCTACTTCTGTAACATCAATAGAAGAAACTATTGGTGGTGCATCAATGCTTTTAAAAGCTGTACCAGTATAATATTCAGCAAGATTAGTCGTAGAATTAAATCTAATTTGACCTGCTGTAGACCCTCGCTGTGCTGTTGTACCTGTAGCTACTTTAGTACCTTCAGTACCAGTATCGACTATATTCTCGAACTTAAAGTCAGCTATATCTCTAGCTTTTGTCATATTAGTTTTTCTCCTACAATGTATTTGTGATTTTTATTATTCTGAAGCAGGTGGTGTATAACCAGTCAATGCTGTTGCTTCAGCTTGTGTTAATCCCAAGTCTAATAGTTTTTGATTACCACTAGCTTTGTTATCTTTTTCTGCTTGTATTTCATCTGCAATTTCTTGCTCAACAGTTGGAATTTGTGCTTCAATATCTGCAACAGAAATTGGTGTAGTACCATTTTCCCAGACTATTGAATTTACATCTTCGTCTTTTAATGAAATTTCAGCATTAGGATTTATTTTTCTTACTGCTTCTATAATTTTATTTTTCATAATTTTTAACTCCTTTAAATTTAACTTGCATATTCCCAAATATGAAATTTGCTATATCTAATTCCTGCTGTATCTCCTGCATTAGCTTTAATCTGAACACTATAAGTAATTGAAGAAGTTGTATTTGGTGTATCAAGATATTGAACTGCGGCAGGCATTTCATTAGAATTTGAACCAGTAATTTCTTGTGTCATAGCGGGGTCTTGAAGATTTGTACTATCTCTAAAAAATGAAAAGTACGTTCTTCTACTAGATGTATTATTATTTAATTGACCAACCCAAAGTAAATGAATTTTACTACTTGTAGAAGCAGGTGTTAAAGTTATATCAAGACTATTTGACGCTTTAGTATATGATGAAGTATTTGTGGTTGTTCTGTGTGACATATCAACTGTGTGATAAGTTGCTAATAGTAATCCACTAGAAGCGTCTGCCCAACTAGGATTAGCACTAGCACCATTAGTTTGTAATACTTGACCACTCGTTCCTGCACCAAGTCTAACCCAAGCTGTTCCATTGTAATATAAAATATCACCTTGTGCTAAACCTGCTATTGAAGCAATGTCTGCGTCTGTTCCTGCTTCTGCCATTACATTCCAGTAAGTAGTATTGGTTGGCAAGTTTCCTGTACTCGCTAAAATGCAAACATAAGACGAACCATTGTACGATACAACGTCATCTTTTACATAAGCTGTTCCACCTGCATAAGCTCCTTGCCATCTGAACTTAATCAAGCCTAAATTAACTGTAGCCATATATTTTTTAACTCCTTTATATTGTTGCTATTAGTTCGCCATTGTTTAACGACCAAGTAAAACCACTTGCCGCATAAAGCACATCACCAAAGTTGGCGTAGTCTGTTGCTGATATGTTGTCTACTCCTTGATTAGTTGTTGTCACAATCAATTCGCCAGACGAATTTGTATTAAAACCATATACTTCTGCTGAAGAAGCATTTGCATATTCTAATGCCGTACCACCAGAATTTACAACTAAAGCCTGTCCTGCTGACCCTAAAGCCGCAGGTGTATCTGTTAAATCATTTATTGAGATGTTAGCTAATTGGAATGTTCCGTAAGCCACCACCATTAAAATATCATTTACTGCCGCACCACTAGCAAGTATAACGCTTGTACCTGAAGTTGCTGTGTAGTCTGCATTTGCTAGCTTCACACCGTTCAAATAAACGTCAATAAACCCTGCGTCATAAGCCATTGTAGCACCATTTGAGTCAGCACCAGTAAATGTTGTCTGATTAGCTGTTGCTGTGTACTCGAACCTATTTGCAGTACCGTTGACGGTAGAACCTGCCGCCGCCCAACCGCTAGATTTGTAGACTTTTAGCTCATTCGCCGTTGTATCGAAGTAGAGGTCTCCGACATCATTTGATGTGCTCGGAGCACTACTTGCAATTCTGTATCTTTCTGCAAACGAGTTTACTCCTGATAGATTAGAAGCAACACTGTTTACGTTAGCGATAGAACCTGCTACTGAGTTTACA